AGTACTAATACTTTATTACAATACATGCAATCAACTGATGGTGACGGTGTTGCTTTAGGAATTACCTCATCAAACCGTAGACAAGTTGAGCGTTTCATTGCTTCATCTGCAATTGCTGCTAATGATTTAGTTGCCTTGGATTTTTCTAAGACTGCTGATGGAGATAAGGCCTTGTATATTATTAAGGCTGATGACTCTCTTATTAGTCAAGTTGCAATAGGTTTTGCTTTAAACGCTGCTACTGCTGCTGGCGATGAAGTGAATGTCACCATCGCTGGTATACATGAAAGTGCAAATGTTGTTGGAACAACTGCTGCTGGTGATAGACTTATTATAAGTTCAGTTGCTGGACAAGTAAAAGTTATTCTAGCAACAGACACTAGTCCGATTGTTGCTGTTGCTGTTGAGGCAGATACAGCTAATGTCGCAACAGTGTTCGTTTTGAAACAATTCTAAAAACCCTTAAGGGGTCTCCCGGCCCCGCATCCGGGAGTTTTAATGATTTAATGGGAGGTTGGTATGAAACTATCTGAAATCCGTGAATATATCGGTAACATATTGGATTACCAACCTTCTATTACTTCTTATCATAATCAGTTAAACGACATAATAAACGAGAACTACTTTAAACTATTTTCTGAGAAACCATTTACGTTTGCACAGAAACAAGTTCTTGTTGATGCCGCAAAAGATATATCTTTGTCCATAGGTGTAATACAAAACAGTCCTGTTATATCTAATTCAGGAAATTTTACAGACAATATGGCTGGTCAGATAATAGACATAGACGATATTGAATATACAATAAGTTGGGTTGCTAGTACTACTCAGGCATATTTAACAACTACATATGCAGGAAGTACTACCTTAAGTATACCTGCTACAGTTAAGTTTCGTTATCTTGATATGCCACAAGATTGCGTAGAGATTATGCAAGTTCTTAAACGGTCTATGCAAATGACACCTGCAGAACCCGGACGTATGGTTCCTGTTACACGGTATGAAGATGAGTATTGGAACCTACCATTAAACGAAGTTAATATACCTAGATACTGGGTTCCTTTTGATGACTATTCATTAGTACCACCAAAAGCACCAACAATAACTACAACTACTAGTGGTGCTGGTCGTGGCGCTAGAACATTAGAGTTTGCTGTATCATATGTGTTTGCAGGAAGAGAAAGTGCTTTGTCTCCTGTAACCAGTGTTACACTAACAGATGGTCAGTTTCCATCTATTGTAATTGCAACTATCCCAAACACATCAGGATTAAAAAGACGTGTTTATGTTCGATGCACAGAAGCAGGAATAAACAAGTTTTACAATATACCAGAAGCCGGTGCTGCATTAACAGAGTTTTTACCAACATCTACAGGTACATTTAGTTATGATACTATTACAAACCTTAGTGCGTTTACTGATTCATTTGAGTTATTGTATACTGCTTATGATGGTGTTGATGGTAATCTACAACGAATAAGAATGTATCCCCGGCAGGATCAGGACTACGAACTAACAGTACGATTTTTGTACAGACCCAAAAAACTTATTGATGATGCCGATACACCTGAGTTTCCCTCAGCAAGTCACCACGTACTAGCATATATGTCTCTTCGAGATGTATTCATAAAGCACAATAACGAACAACAAGCAATGTTGTATGACCGTAAAGTTGCACAAGAAATGCTCAAGATAGAGCAAAGATACCTCAACTCAATTGCCAAGCGGTACATCAAAAGATTTATGGATGGTGGTAGAACTGATCCTGTTCCTCTTTACACACCTTTAATCCAAACATAGTATGGAAAACAAACAACAAATAGTCAATGAACTTGCGGGTATAAATGAGTTAGAACCACAAACACCAGACAATTTATCTGAGTTAGTAAACTGGAAAACAGATAATATAACTGGTGGATGGTCTAGTAAACTTGGCTATGAGATGTATTTTACCTATCGTAATGACTGGGCTCCTTTTCAATCTATGGCCAAAGTAGATAGTTTGTTTTATTTTAACAGACATCAAGGAGCACAAGACAGTATTCTGTTTGAAGCTGGTGGTGTGTTGTATCATTTGTTTGAACACGGTACAGCATCTAAACAGGCAATAGTCAGTGATAGAACAATAGCAAGAACAACAGAACAGTCTACACAGTATTTGCCATTTGGTCAGTTTGTTTGTATTGTTAATGGTTATGATAGGCCAATAAAATATAGAGGCTGGCCAATAACAGCTGTAGGTACAGCACCATTTACTCCTGCTGTTTATCCTTTAGGGTTTCAAAGGCCACCCGGAACTCCGGTTGCTTGGGGAGTAGAGGTAGACCCTACTAAAGCATCAACTGCTAATACAAATAGTATTAGTGTAGTTTTTAAAGATATACAAGAACTTGGTTTGGGTATAGATGAAAATAATAAAGAAAGTAAATATAGATGGAAAGTTTCTTTTATAAATAACGCTGGATCTGAATCGCCATTATCAACTTCTTCAGAAGAAACTTCTTGGACTGCAGACGCTAATGCGTATCGTTATGCTTGTGCAATAGAAATACCTATAGGGGATAATGATATAATTGCTAGACGCATCTATCGAACAAAAAATTATAGTTCCGATGGAGGTAATTCTGGTGATGTTTTTTATTACGTTACAGATATACCAAACAATTTTGAAACATTATTTATTGATAGCACACCAGATATAGGTCTTGGTTCAACCGCTCCATCTGAATCAGATAGTATAGTATTTCCTTCTATTGATTGTAGATTTACTGGCATATACAAAGATTGTTTGTTTATTGATGGTGGTAGAACAAATGATACAGTTATTTATTATTCTAATCCAACTAGACCAGACCAGTATCAGGCATTAAATTTTATTACTGTTGGTAATAGACAAGGTGGAGGAATAACAGGGTTCTTTGGTTACTTCGGTTATTTGTTAGTATTTAGAGAGAACAGCATAGATGTTATTCAAGGTGACTTTCCAAACTTTGTTGCTACACCATTTCAACAACACATAGGAACCAGAGCAATAGATACCGTAACAATGGTTCCAGGTCTAGGTGTAGTATTTCTAACTGTTGATGGAGTTTATGCTGTTGGTGGTAACTTAGAATACTCAGATACAACTAACGTCAAAAAGATTTCGCACGGCATACAAGAAACAATATCACGTATGAATGTAACAAATATAGCGCAAGCAACTGCTGTGTATTCAGAAAAGCATCGTGAATGGCATTGTTACTTTTGTGTAGATGGTTCTTCTATAAATAATATAGGGATTATATTTCATACAGATAAACAAGTTTGGTCTATTCGTGAAGGTTTTCCAGTAAACAATATAGTAAAAAATCCAGATGGGGATTTAATCTTTGGAAGAAATGAAGGTGCACCAACCAATGATGACCCTGCAGGATTGTTTGTTATTTCAAAACGAAGGTCACTAGGACAAGAAATAGATGAAGGCAGCATAATAGATAATGACCCACCAACAAGTACTATGGCTTCTGCTTGGTTGGATATGGGCGATCCTTCCTTTAAAAAGAAAGTACACGGTGTTTACCTGTTTATCAGAACAGGAGGAGACACAACCGTATCTATGGATGTTTATAGAGATTATGATTACAACACCTACAGCACCACAACCGGAGTAAAGTTACAACGTGCAGACTTTGCTGACCAGAATGTATATGACTTAGTAAAGTTAGATGATGATAAGTTCTGGGAAGAACCTATGGTTACACCAATACGATTTGATGTACATAACGGTAGTTGTTCTTGGTTCCGATGGAGAATACAAACAACAGTAGATGTTATTGTTATTGGTTATGCTGTTGATTTTACAGTATCTGGTACACGGATTATTGCTGGGAAGAGGTTGTCATGAGTAAGAAATGGACAGAGGCTCATCCGGGTTCTAGTGCTATTGTTGATTACAAAGAGTTCAATGCAGGATTTAATGCATACAAAAGTTCTTTTAATGGTGACTTAGATAGAACAACAGTGCCAGATGATTTTATTACAAGAACTAGTATTGTTGGTGGCGCATTTCATAAGGTTGTAATACAAAACTCATCTGATTTAAGCGTAGCGGTAGACGCATCTACTGGTGCTAGTTTAGATTGGAGAGGCCCATCATATGCTACATATTCTGGTAATTGGATAGAAATTGATACAGTTAATGTAACACAATTTAAAGATGGTATGTGCCATTGGGAATATAAGTTTTTATACTCTAACTACGTTAAATATACATGGTCAAATACTCTGCCGAATGAAGGTCAAAAAGGATTGCAAGTTCGAATGATGTGGGATGGTGTTGTTGTTTTTGATTCGTATAAAATGCCACAACCAATAGGGACTGCAAGATTAATAGCTGATTTCCCTACTACAGGCGGAACACATAAAGCAAGTATAGAAATAAGACAAACACAACAAGGTTCAAATGATCCAACAAATGTTAATGTAGTTAATATTGTTTCTCCTTCTCATTTAATAATAGGACGTTGGCGATGAGCGTTATTAAAAATACAGGAATAAAGCGTGGTGACAAGTTAACATCTACCGCATTAAATGCAGAGTTTACAGCAGCTAATGCAGCTTTTACAATGGATGCTGATAACTTTAGAAATGAAGCCTTAGATCAAGCGGCATTTGATACATCATCAAGTAATGGTAAATCAGGTATAATTTTAAAACAAGCAAATCAATTTACATCATTTGCTGGTACAGTAACAATTCAGGCTAATACAAACGCGGAAGATGCAGCGCCAGTTGCTGCTACACAAATAGCAGGAAACTATATTTCTACAATTACAGCTGAGCAAAATGATATATTGCGTGTGTATTGGCAGTATGAATTTAATACAACAGGAAATAACTCAGCAAATCCTATTGGAGTAGATCGCCAACATTTATGCTGGGCTGTTTGGTTAGAATGGCAATTGTCAAGTGGTGGTGCTTTTACTCCTGTTACAGGGCAAAGTGATTTAGATAACGCTATCACAATAGCAGCAGGAACAAGATATGGTGATACAACTGCTAACATGAAGGCTACATCTTTAGATTATCACGCTATACAATTTAGAGAAAACAGTGGTAATCAGTCTGTGTATCCCGGCAACAGAATGGGTTATGGTCAGTATTTCTATAAATTTACTAGCAATACAACTGTTTATGGATTTCGTGTTATGGCAAGAGGTATTTATGAGCCTGTGTATAGTACTGGCTCTAGTTCAAATGCTATAAAAATTACACAAGCAGCAGGAGTTGTACATACATTTGTGGTATATGATGCACAATTATCTTATTTGTTAATGAGGAATGAATAATGGCTATTACATTTCCTAAAACTTGGTCATCAGGTGAAACGTTAACAGCATCCGATACAAAAAATAACCTTGATGCAATGCGAGATAAAGCACAAAAGTTAGTGGCTGGTGATGTAAATACATCGAGTGCTTGGATTACAACTGCACATATTATGCAAGGAAGGTATGACAGTGTTACTAATATTACTAATAATGTGTCTGGTGTTTTTGGTGGCAGAAATAATGGTGGCACGTTCCAAGACACATCTTATGTAACTAGATGGATGATGCCAGCGTTACAAACACCGCCTAAAACATTGTTCGTACCATTAACAAATATACAGTTAGATATAACGCATCCTCAAACAGTTTTTTTTCAATGGTGGATTAATCATCAGTCAGGCAGGGATGGCGATGGCACTAATGGTGGTACACGGTTTTATGCTTATCGTAATGATTTAGATACATTGGGTATGCCACATAAAGTTCCAGAACAGTTAGTACACACTTGGTCTCCACCACCAAATATAAATACCCCTGTTTTATTAGATGGTACATTTACTACAAATGGTCATATACTATTTGAATCTGGTAGTGAAACTTTAAATTATGGAATTGGTTTAACCGCTTGGAGTAATGCAGGACAATGCAGACAAGTATCTTGGGGTGTATCAATAGAATGTTTTTATATGTGAGGAAAAAATGACAGGGATAGAAATAGCATTAATGTTAAAGGCTATAGCGGCAGGGGTACAAGGTGCAAGTGCTGGGGCAACTGCTTTACAAGGAGTAGACCGGCTTTCTTCTGATGACAAAAACAGAATGAAAGAATTAGAACGTAATCAAGCATTGGGTTTACTTGGTTTAGATGAAGCACAAGAGCAACGCATATTAAATCAACAACTACAACCTGTACAAGCATCGTTACGTGAAGCATTAAATAGACAACAACAGCGTGGTCTTATAGAGGATGTTGGCCAAGGTGCTACATTTCGAGGTGAAGCATCTTTGTTGGAAGCACAAAACAAATCAAAAGCAGCAGCCTTAGAGACTGCGCGTGATCAAATAACTGAGTTAGATCAGCTAGAGAAAGCAGCACAAGAACGTGAACTAGCAGCATTAAAGAATAGACAAGTTGAAAACAGACAAAGAATTACTAGTGGTCTAGGACAAATAGGAAGTACGGCAATAGGCGCGTATGCAGATTATCAAGCAGCACCAGAAATGGCAGCATCTATAAAAGCAAGAGAAGCAGCATTGCTTCAAAATCTAGCAGAAGAAACAGCAGAAGGAAGTATAAACTCTGAGGATCAACAAGAACTTGATGAAATGTTAGGAGTAAACAAACAACCTACTAGAGAAGAACTTATTAGAGGATTAAGTCCAGCGCAAGCCCCAGCTAAAACAGAAACAGAAGTCTCAGCACAGGTGCAAGTTCCAATAGGTAAACAATTCTTATTGCCTTATGGGGATGGTAGTCAAAACTATGGCTATAAATTTACAGGTTTAGATGAAAAAGGTGTGCCACAATTTATGTTGCTTAAATTAGGATCTTTGCAAGATTTAAAAATGGTAGCATACAGTGATATAGAAGATTCTACATATCAAGAAGCACTTAAAGAATATAATAAATTTATAAAGAAGGAGAGTGAGTAATGCCTAATTATGAATTTTATGCACAAATGGCTAAGGGTCGAGAGC